GCGGCGGGATGTTCTGGCGGTACACCATCTCTACTGTGTAAATCTCATCCGGTGTCGGGCAGAGTTCGATCTCGTTGCCGAAAATCGTGAAAAATAGCGGCTGGTTGATCGTGTCGCCAATGCATGAGCGGTATTCATCGAGCTGTGACGGCGATTTGTAATCGAGCCGCACGGTTGGGCTGGTGCTGGTCAGCTTGACCCGGCGCATCGATTGGAAATCGGCCGGCAGCGCGATGTATTGCGGTTCTGTCGCGGTCGGAACGGTCAGCGTGGTGGAGCGCTGTTCCATCTGCCGCGTGAACAGCATCCGGTTGAATTTGGCCTCTGCGAGCTGGATGAAGGTCGGGATGCGCGCGATCAGCGTGGCATCCTGGTCGCGCGCCAGATATTCGGTGACGGCGTTCTGCAGATCGGTATAGACCGCGATCGTGGTCATAGCGGCACGCCATCCCAGCCGAGGAACGCCGATGGCTTGTCAACGCGAAGATAAGCGAATTCCGGGTCTTTCAGCTTGCGCTCGACCAGTTCGTTGAACTCCGGCGAGAACAGCCGAAGGCTCCGGCCCCGCGCGTATTCCTCATCGAGCCATTTGACGAGAACCACGTTCGGGATACGCGCGACGTGGCGCCCCCAATCCGAGGGCTGCGCGTCACGCCGCGCCTCCTTGTTCCAGTCCAGGATCGGCGTGCAATCCTGGACGTGCTCGATGGCCATGTCATGGCCCATCGGATCGAGATGGAAGCGGACATCGACACCCATCAGTAGGCGTCCAGTTCTTCGAGCACGACCGAGAACTGTTCGGCCGATGCCGGCGTGTAAGCGCCGAGCGCCATCAGGAGACCGTAGACCTGGGAGCCCGCGGCGGTTTTCAGGAAGATTTCCGAACCGGCCGGACAAGATCCGGTCCCAGCCGCGCCATCGGAAAACGCCAACATCGACGTGACGTCGATATTGCCGATCCAGTGCGCCGCTAGGTTGCTCAGCCAGGCGCCGCCGTCGCCGTTGATTACGGTTGGAAGCGCCTCATAGACGTGGATGCGGAAGGCGGCGTTGGTGATACCGGTGCCGCTCTTGAACAGCCGGGCGCGGGTCAGCCGCAGCTGCCCCTGCCCGAACATGTTGCCGAGCTGGAAGGTCATCGGCACGACCGAGCCTGATGTAACCGAGTTGGCGACCAGGCCGCCCACCGCGTAGGCGGTGGAGTTCGCCGGCCGCGCGAAGGTCGCAGCGGGGTTATTGATCTGCATCGCGGTCACGTAATGGTACGGATCACCAGCGCGAAGGCGCCGTTGATCGATGAACCGGTGCCGCCGGATGGGGTGAACGTGACCTGATCACCCTCGTTGATCCACACGCCATCGGTGGCGCCGCCGCCGGTGACGCCGAGTTCCCAGACGTTGCCGGCGCGTGCGCCGGTGCCGGCCGGGATATTGAGGTTGCCGCCCGCAATATCGGAGCCGCCGTTGATCGAGACGGTCACGTTGGTGGTACCCGTGGTGGTCCCGCCGGCCGCCGCCATCACGCGCTGAACATAGCCCGCGACAGGGGCGACCCCGGTGACCGCGATCGGGCTGGTGGCAATCGAGGTGGTGGATTCGGTGATCGTGGCCTCGTTGAGGGGACGGTTGACAGGAAGTGGCATGGCAAAAGCCTCCTATGAAAAAGGGCGGCCCGAAAGCCGCCCTCAAAGTCCAGGGGTGAAAGGGTGAAGGCTTACGCGGTGGTCAGGTCGAACACGCCGCCCGACGATTTCTCGTTGCGGGCGACCAGCGTATATTCCGACAGGATCTCGCGCTTCTCACTGTCGCCGGTCGGCGCGATGTAGAGCGAGACGAACTTGCGGCCGTTGAGATAGGCGATGGCCCATTTGTCGGTCTCCAGCACCAAGACGTCACGGGGGCGCTGGAAGCGGTCCGGAACGATCTTGAGCTTGCCGAAATCGGACTCATAGGCGTCCACGGCGGCCGTGATCTTCTTTTCCTTCGTGGTCTCGGTCGGCGTGGCGCGGCCGGTGAAGGTGGAAAACACCTGCTTGTTGAAGGCGCCGGCCAGGATCAGATCCGGCTTGCCGCCCGCCGTCCAGATCGAGGATAGCACGGTCTTCAGGTTGTTCTCCGTGAAGCGCGTCTGGGCGCCGTCGGTGCGGGTGTAGGCTCCGGTCGCAGCCGTCGGGTTGGCGCCGCCGGCACCGAACACGGTGTTGGTATAGATCCACGACAGGATCGAGGCGCAGTTGCGCGGATCGGCGGTCTGCTTGGCCTGGTTGGTGCCGAACAGGACGGTCTCCATGTCGCGCTTCAGTTCCATGCCTTTCAGCATTTCCTGATAGGCCATTTCGTTCGAGCGGCCGGCATGCTTGACCGCCTGCTGAGTGCCCGACACCACAGGATATTTGGCGCTGATCTGGGCGATATTGCCAAGCCGGACCGTGGGCGTGGCGGCAACGCCGGTGAAATCATTGCCTTCGGGTTGTGCGTTGGCGCCGTTGGCGGCCGCCAGCGCCTGCGTCTGCCATTCGTGATTGACCCCGGTGGCCTTCTCGGTTTCGATCGCCGTCATCCCGGGGGTGTCGACGGGGTCGATGCGGTAGATCATATCCGAAAGATCTTCGCGATTGCCGATCGCGCTATAGGTGGTGAAGGTATTGATAGGCGCTGCCATGTGGCTGTTCCTTGGACTATGACCGGCGCTGACTGCTCTGCAACGCGCGCAGTTCTTGCGCGACTTTCAGCGATCCGGTGCGGTTGAGCTGTTCGGTGAGGGCTTGAATGCGCTCGGAATTGGCGGAGCCCGAGGGCCGCGCCGTTCCCGGCCGCTGCACTGGCGGAAGCGGCTTGGCGACCGCGGCCTTTGAGGCCCTCTGCACGTCGGCATATTTCAAGGCGGTGGCGAGGAGTCGCTGCACGCGATGGTCATAGACGGAAAGTTTTTGCTTTCCGCTGGCGAGGGCCGCGAGTTCGTCCGGCTTGAAGCCGAGTTCGGGCAAGAGTTCATTGGCGACGCGGGCAGTCAATGCGGGACCTTTGACCTTGTCTGCAAGCTCCGGGATGAATTCGGCGGCGAGCTGGTTTTCCCGATTGACATGCTCTGCCCATCGGGATTGTTCAGCCCTCGACGCTTCACCCCGCGATCGCTCCAGTTCGGCATGGGTGGCCTGCAGCTTGGTCTGGTGGGCCTGCCATTGCAGATATCGGAACGGATCCTGCTCTGCCAGCCGTTGCACATCGTCGATGGTTTGAATGTCGGCGAAGTTCGCCTGCTGCGCAGCCTGGAGCGTCTGCATCAGACGCGGGAGTTGGGCCTCGTAATGAAGCCTTGCCTTTTCCGCCATTTCACGCTCGGCAGCAATCGCCTTGCGCTGGTCAGCGATGTCGTTTTGACCGCGGCGGAATTCACGCTCCCGTTCCTGTTCGCGCGCATGGATGTATTCCTGCGTCTCGCGAGGCAAGGTGGCGAAGCGTTCCTTCTCGGCCTTGGTCCAAGAGTTCGGCGGCTCGATGGTCTCATTTTCATGAGGGTCGGCAACCTCGTCCTCACCGCGATCCTGCTTCTGATCAGGGGCGGCGCTGTCCGGTTGGGACAATTCAGTTTCCACGGTCGCCGCTTCGGCGCGCGCTTTGGCGGTGGGATCGTTTTCACGCAGCGCCATGTAATATTTGGCCGCGCTGGTTGGCGAGCGAAAGGCCTCGGGCGCATCCGCCGGCAGCGCCAGCGCAAGGATATCGGCGTCGGCAGGCGCCGTCGTGTCGTCGGTCATGAGATATTCCTGGTTTCCGCGTGATCACCGAGGGAATCGGGGATCCTGTTTTCTGCAATGATTGCGATTGGATCGGGAGGGACAGCGGCGCCATGGATTCATGGTTGTCGTCGACAAGACCGGCAAACATGTTGCGATCGCGCCAACGCCTCAATAGCCGATGCGACGCGCCATCCCCAATAAAAAACCGCCCGACGGAAATTTCCGGGGGCGGTTACTGACTTTCTCGACGATGTAAGTTGTACCCTGTTTCGCCGGACCCGTCAAGTTTTGCGAGAGGCCCAGGCCATCATTATTGTCGCGTAGATCGGAGCGCAGCGCGATCCACCATCTCAAACCGGAATTTATCTGCGATGTTGGATGCCGGTCAACTTACAAGCCCAGCCGCGGCCCGGTGCCGATGATGACAGCCTCAAGGCATCGTATTTTGTCGGCGACATCATCGCGGCCGGCGTTCGAAAAGATGGGTTGGTGGATGACCATGGCGTCATCTCGATAGGCTGGGCCATCGGCGAAGCCGTACGCGACCGCCCCCCGTTTCGCGGTACCACAGCGAGCGCGCTCTTACGCGCTCAGATGCTTGAGCGTCTGGATCAGTCGTTGACTGATTTCAGCCTTATCGAACAAAAACTCTCCGCCGCCAGGCCTGTACATCGCGAGCATCTCCACGGTCTCCTGCACATAATCATCATCCGGGAACCAGTCATCCAAGACCGCCTCAATTTCATGAACGACCGAAATTGATGTATCGGCTCCAGAAACGAATCGCTGAACCAGCCGCTCGATTTCCGCAATGCTCATTTTGCCTGCTGCCTGGGATTGATGACAGTTATGACGCGCTGTCCCGTAGCTTCGTCGACGACCACGCGCGGTCGACCTGGCATGTTCGAATTCTCTATCATAAGCGTATTTCCCTGAGGATGGTAGCTGCGCTTGGCGATGCGTGTGGCGCCGTCCAGGACTTGATCGACATCCTCCGCCGACATCGGAATCCGTCCCTTGGGCGCATTCACCATTCGATCCGCCGCATGGAACATGATGCTGCGGCCGGCTGGTGTTCGCGTGGTTCCGAGCAGTTGCCGAGCAGCCAATTCGCCATCAAAGGGAGCCGGTAGTCCGCTGCTCGCGGCACCGCGACCTGCAGCAGACGCCGCGGCGTCAACAGCCGTTGTACCC